CCGCGGCCATCAATCACTACATCATTACCAGCTGCTTTTTTTGCAGCATCATATGCAGCACTAATGAATTGCTTGTTCTGATCAAGTTGTGAATTCAAAGAGCTAATAGCGCCTTGCATTGCTCCAAATTGATCTGTTGCATTACCACCTGTACGCTCAGCAGCCTGATTTAAAAGGTTTTGGAGCTGCACATTATCATCAATTAACTTGCCTCTTAGCTGGTCACCTGCACCTGAAAGTTTTGCAAGTTCATCCTGCTTTTGCCAATCGATTGCACTGCCTGTAACTTGCGCCTTAGTTCCCTTCAAACCTAAACGATCTAAAACAGCCTTCCGAGCTACTGCTTCTGGATTTAAGTTCTTTCCTGCTTTTAATGCATCACGAGCTTCTTTGCGTAAACCATTAGCGACCTCATCAGATAAATCACCAAGAGACATCCCCTGTTGACGTAAGGCATCATCAAGGTTTTTATCAATAGCTTGTGCTGTTTGTTGTGCTGCACGTGAGCCTGTGTTTTTAACAGATCTGGCGACCCTAGAAACACTCTGCCCAACCTTTTCACCAATCGCTGCACCCGCTGCACCACCGACACCGCCTAGTGCTGCATTTTCTAGGCGCTGCTTGCCATTCTCAGCAAATCCCGCGCCTCCAATCACAGCGCCAACTGCTGCATTTTGTGCTGCAACGCCTGCGCCAGCTTTTGAAAGAATTGCTGCCCCCTCATAGCCTCGGCCTAACGCACCTAACGGAGCAGTAGCGGCTATTTGTCCGCCTAGACGTGCTACATCATATCCTTGTCCAGCTTGTTGGCGACGCGTTTGATGAAAGTCTTGAATGTCCTTCCGTTGATTGGTAAAGCGATCATAAGCGTCTGTATCAAAGTTAGTACCTAATGCAGCGTTTAGGCCCTGACCTAACTTATCACCTGCGTAAGCAAAACCTTGTACTACACCAGCACCAAGATCAGAAGCACCAAGCAGTGCAGATTCCCATAACCTTGTAGGACCCGCTGCTTTAGCTTGTTCTTGCATAGACTTCTGTTGTGCTGCTTGCCAATCAAAAGGCTGTCGAGTTGCAGACACTTTAATAGGTTGTTGAACACCAAGATCTTTTTGAAGGTTAAGTCCAAGAGTTTTAGCTATATCACTATCAGAATAACCTTCTTTTTTTGCCATTGAGATGCGCTTACCAAAGCCAGTATTTGAAGCTAGGCTTGAGTAGATCTGTTCATCTGTGAAGCCTTCTTTTTTTGCAGTTGCAATACGGGCTGAAATATCATTTTGACTAGCCATTTTAAACACCTATTCCAACTGTCTTTAAGTCCACAAATTCTGGTTGAAAATCGGACTTTGTCCCAATCCCAACGCTCGCAAGATCCACCATTTTCGGCTGGAAATTAGAAGAAATACCAACTTTCTTTAAATCGACAAATTCAGGCTCAAAAGTATTTACCTTGTTACCTAGTTGCTTATTAACAAAGTCCCAAGAACGCTTGTTTTGAGCATAGTTTGAGGAAGGCAAAGAAGCCCAAGTGCCACCAGACTTTTTAATAGCAGTGCCGAAATCGCCCTTTAGAACATATGGTAGCGCGCCAATCTGATCAAGTAGGGCAATCGCTCCAATATCTTGAGACTGTGGCGAGAAATCTCTAAGACCATATTGTCGAGATAACCCATTCCATGTGCCATTTAAGAATTGATAACGTCCAGCTGCTGTCGTGTAGTTTCTCTTGCCATCTGTTTGGGTAAATACCTTCCGAATGTTCGGATGTCCTGATAAATCATCAAACCGCTGATTACCAAACAGAGTGTTATAGCCATGCTTCACGCCTTCTGCACTTGCGATTAAATCAAGCATTCGGCGAGCATTGGGATTGTTAAGCAACTGCATATATTTTTGAGCTGATGCCATAACTTTTCCTCAGGCAATAAAAAACCCGCGAGAGCGGGTTTTATAAGCTTTAAAAATTAAGCTTTATTTGTTTTTTGCCAGCAAGATTTCTAAGATCTCACTAGCTTCTTGGTCTGAAAGACCTGTTAGAACATAGAACAATTCATTTTGCTTAGTTTCTGGATTTGTTAAATATCTAGGCTTGTATGTTTCTGGTTCTAAAAACATGCCATCTATAAAAATCTGGTGAAATTCTTTATGTTCAACAAACTTACCGTTATCACCACCACCAATACAAAGTAGAGCGTTAAAATTCAATGTCATATACCTCTTATATTTTAAGATTATATATAACACAAAAATCAATAATTTAATAAAAATATTATATAAAACACCATATTAACGCAAAAATAAGCTATTCACGCAAAAACAGGGCATCTATTTCTGGTTTAAGATAAGAATTGCTTAACAATAAAAAGAAAAAATCAATCAGAATAGGCGCTTAATTAATATCCTCTTTCTTTGGTAATTGAAATTCCAGTTCACTTATTCTTTCGAGTAAGTCATCCGCTCTTTCTTTTCCAAAATTTATGGAAGCTTCTATTTCTTGAAACTTTTTTTCAAAGATTTCAAGATTATATTGATTGATTTTTTCCAAACGGTCCACTTTAAACTTCAGGTTAATAAACCCAAAAAGAAGTATGACACAAACAACAAATAGAATAGTAAACATGAGCAATTCCCTCACCTTGATGAGGGCGTTATAGCACACTTATCGACCAAACAGAATATTGTTCAATTTTGCTTGGTTTTGCGGTTGAATATTGCCTGATGCATCATTTCGGTAAGGCACAGTAGATGCCTTTTGCGTGTTCATCTCAGCATACTTATTGTTCAAGCTGCGAATAGTCTCTAATGCTGCCTGTCTAACCTGCAATGGAATAGTTGGGTCATCTAATTGCCCAGCCATTTGCTTGTACATTGCAACGTCCTTATCAGATTGAGGGCCTGACATTTTCGGCATAAGAGCTACTAATTGACCGCCTAATGTCCCAAGCTTGCCAGTTGCTACATCACCCGGAGTTGCTAAGCCAACTCCACGTGCTAACAGATCGATACCTCGACCTGCATAGCTCGCTGTAGCTTGCGGCAAGATTCCTTGGATCTCATCAAGCACAGCATTAACTCTGCTAATCCGTTGCTTTTCCTCATTCTGAGAAGCAACCGTACTATTGGACCCTTTAGGTTGAACTTGAATAGGAGATCCTCTCTCATCTGAGATTCTTACACCTTTCCCACCAGGATATATGGCATACATATAACCATCGTTCCCCATCTCTGTTCCAATAGGCTTGTTCTTCGCTAACCATTCATCAAGTTGCTGTTTTTGGCTAAACTGTTGAGCATCTTGAGCACGGTTTTTATCTGCTGTTGCAGCTGCAGTATCAGTCGCATAACGTGAAGCATCAGTAGTCCGGATATTGTTGGCAACAGATGTAGCGTTGTCTGCTTCATTGTTTCTGGTTTGATACAAAAATGGTGCTGTATCTTTGTCTGTGAGTGCAATGCCACTAGCATACTTTTTGACATCCTCTGGCGTCATAGCCTGAACTATCGCAAAGTTATGTGCATAATCCTCTGGAGAAATCATGCCAGTACGTTTCAGTGCATCTAGACCCAACAAAACTTGTCCTTTATCACCAGTCATTGCAGCTTGCTGAAAAACACCTTGAACAGCGCCAAACTTCTTCTGAGAATTATCTAACGTAAAACCGCCTGCTTGGGCATTATTCTTGGTAGCTTCACTGTTTGTTTTGCCTATCTCCGCTTGGGCCTTAAGTAAATCAATAGCATTTTTTTGTGCCGTAACTTGATCACTCTTAAGAACCTGATTTAATTGTGGAGCGAAAATAGAATTGTTAGCAAAAGCTTTTTGTTCATCGGGCGTTCCAAGTTGTCGCATTTGATTAATTCGACGACCTAGAACCATTTGGCCCAATGCACCTCCAAGATTGCCGAGCATTTCGTTAGTTTGCTGTTGCTGCAATTGCGCACGCTCAGCTCCGCGAGTAATGATACTTGGATCAAGCATTTTTAACTCCTTAAATCATTCCACCGGTATAAAACTTCGCTGCTGTATTGGCTAGGCCTAACATGGTTTGGAAATCATTAGCACGCTGATTTCCTGCTGCGATTGTTCCTGCTGCTTGAGCATTTGCACCAGCCATGGTGTTATTTGCAATTGCTTGCCCTGTCTGGATACCAGCATTACCAACACCTGCTGCAGCGTTCTGCCCCAGCCCAACAATATTGGAAAGGCGGTTATATTTATTGGTTTGATCCGCATTAAAGCGGTTATAGGCATTTTGGTATTCTTGGCTTGCAAAGTTCTGCCCGTAGTTGGCAAGCGCTTTTTGCGTTGCACCACTCAACAAACCACCTGCTGCCGCTGCACCAGATTGGACCGCATCAAGACCTTGATTTAAGCGGAATTGATAACTTGGGTCGTTATAAATATCCTGACCATTATATGTTTGCATAAACTGGCCGTTCTCACCCATTCCGCCCATAAGGCTTTTGAGTGCATCTGTACCAGCATTCATATATGGCTGTTGATCTTGCCGCATTTGATCGAACATTTGTTTTTGTACGTCAGTTGCGCGATTTGAAGCATCAACCATCTGGTTGCCTGCTTCTTTCTGTGCTTTTGCCTGTTTGCTTGATCCAGTGATTGCACCGATTACATTACTCATGTCATCACCTTTATAAAAATTGTTTCAGATTTTTTAAACCCTTTTCTTTCCCACAACTGGCCTCTGTACTCTGGGTCTAAGGTGGCAATTGCCCAAGTCATACAGCCGTGTTTTTTTGCATATTGCTCACTAAACTGAATCAACTTCATTGAATGTTGGCGATGCTCAGGATGAACAAAGATTGCGTCAGTTCCTGCTTGTTTTTTACCTTTAAATCTAGCAAGGTCATACATAACCATCCAATGAAAACCAATTGGATGACCGTTTTTGCGCATTACTAAGCAATGGAACTGGTCAAGGTCTTCGGACTGCTGGTATAGCTCGCTATCAAAGTCAAGTGGCAGGCCATATAGTTCTTTTTCAACAAGATCATGCACCATTTGGCAAAGTGGCATGATCTGATCTATGCAATCAATCCACCTTTCTCGCCTTACCGTAATCATGGTGCCTCGTTCAGTTTATTAACTGCTTTTACAAGGTTGTCTAAAAAGCTTCGCCACGGTTTGGTTAGGCGTCCATTACTATCTAAAAGTGGATGTTGGTATGGAGGAATTAAATTCATTGACTCACCTTCACTTTTGCGCCTGTGATTACAAGCTTTGATGCATCAGTCATACGGAAACGAAATACACGGCTAAAGGACTGCCCTAGACGCCTAAAGATCAATCTTTTTTCATATTCACCAATGCCGCCTAAGTCTTCTTGTCGTGTATAAGACCATGTACGGCCTTTATCATTTGACCAGTCGAGCATTAGCATAGGTTTTGCATCAACTTCCTGCCCCATTTGAGCCACAATTTCTAATTCGTGGAAAATCAGTCTTTGTGTTTGAGGATTGATTACTGGAGTAATACGCTCTCTAACAATAGTGTCGCCATCATCAGTTCTACTGTTTAGAGTAAGCTCGTATATTTTCCCGTTTTGACGATCGCCAACCAGCTGTTTTCCGTTAAAGAAACAGTGTACAAAGGCGCGATGCTGTTCATGTAAGTAGGTTTTAGGATTAAAGTAACTACGTTCATGCCACATTTTGGTTGTGCCATCATAGCACCATGTTTTCTTTGCACTTGGGAAGGTTATTAGAAGGAATGAGTGCCCATTTTCTTGGTAGGAAATGCTGTAGGCATCCTCAATACTCTTATAACTTGAGATATCGGCTTCAATTGCATGATTAGAAATTCGAGAAGTTGTAAAACCTTCTGTAATTACAATTACACCTTGGCCATGTTCTGTTCGAGATACCCAAGCCAAGCTCCCTCCAAAACGGCAAACTGAAGCAGGCGCAACACAGCCAGTGGGGATAACTGCTCCACCCATACGCTGAAAAGGCGCGTCACTAGAGCCTGTAGAGCTCCAGATTTCTGTAGTCTTTTCACCAATAAGCCAAAGCTGATCATTGTTCTCAATACATCGTACAAGGTTGTCAGATTTGGCCTCAGCAGTTGCGTAATTGAGTGCGCTGGTGTCAGTAGATAAAAGGTTCGACCACTGGAACCGTCCAGATTGCGGTACAGTCCAAATAAAGCGAGAATCAAGTGCAGTCACATCTGATGCGCCAAAGAATTCACCAAGTTCAAGTTTTTTTAAAGTATTACTCTTAAGATCCAAGCTATAAGAGTTATTGCTTACAATCATCAATTGAACGGAATTATCAGCAAAATAAACTCTTCCAATTCCACTAACTTCGCCTAACTCTTTAACAGTATTGTCCGCTTTAATTGATAAAAGCTTTTGCCCAGCCACCACAAAAAAACGGTCACTCATGGCGTACATACCGCGAATATAACTGTCAAACTCAAACTTTTTTATTAGCCCAGCAGTTGGAAGTAAAGCGGCAACTTGTGGCGCATTGCCACTTTCAACTACTTGTGGGAAAAGGTTAAGTGTGCGTTGACAGTCAACAGACCAATTTTCAAGGTGATATGATTGGCCAACTATAGGAATATCAATAACGGTGCTCACCATAGCATCCAACTCCTACAGGAATATCATTATTGGCATATGCTGGAACTGAATTACTTGATTTAAGCATTTCTATTGCATTACTTTGGTTTTGGACCACACTTAATGGTGGCTCTGTACCAAACATTGAGGCTATCTCAATTGCCAATGTCAGCTTTAAGGGACGATTGTATTGAGGTGGTAGCGGAATTTCATCTTTAGGCTTGAGGTTCTCGGGAAGCGTATAAACCTTCAACTTAAGCTGCTTGAAGTTTCCTTCTTCAACTTTAAACACCCATGCATCAGGTTCTTGCCAGTACTCAACAGGGGCATAAACTGGTGGAGTTCGGTTTGTATTACGTGCGAGTTGAATTTTGCAATCATCAAGCCAAGCGTCATCAGATATCATAGAAATATCAGCAAACATGCTTGGTTTTGGCGTCTCACTAGTACACCCACAAATACATTCGCAAGGCTCTTCTGCTGGTTCTTCTGGTGTGCATACTGGGCAATTTAAAATCTCGTATTCACAACAGTCTTGAATGTCTGCTTTATTGCCTATGCGGTACTCACCTGCTCCATTAAGCGGAATAATCAGAGTATTTGCTTTGTATATATAAAGCTTATCCAAAGCCCATTGGTCCAAAAGGTCCTGCAAACATTCAATGCCATCAGCCATGTCCTCGCCACTAGCACGTTCACCAGAAGCCAAGATACCCAACTTCTTCATAGCAGACTCTACAATCTTACTGACGATCATGACTGCTCCTTGATTATTCAGTTGAGAATTGGCTCTCTAAAACAAGTTGAACCAACACATCTTTGCCATCGCGCGAGCCGTATTTAATGCCCTTCTCATCAAGAATGGCCTTCAACTCGCCTGCATCCATTGCTGAATATTTGAGAGTTGCATTCTCTTTTAGAAGCTCATTAATTTGCGATATGTGTTCACCTTTTGCTGTAGCAAGCTGCTCTTCAAGTTCAATGATTTTCTTTTTAGCCTCAGCTAATTCACCACTTGAACCAGATGCCTGTGCAATTACTTCTACTTCTGGCTTAGCAGCTTCAAGATCACGATGCTCAACCCAGCCATCAGCTTTTAATTCTTCTTCGCGCTCTTCTGAATTGGCGGTGGTGTATTCAAAATTAACTAAATCGCCTTTGTAGAGCATCTTTGGATATTCATTTGACATTTCAGTCCTCCAAAAATGACGACGCCCGCTTATAGCGGGCATTTGTCGTCAAGAAAGTTTAGGCTTGAGTGATACGACACGCATGAAGTGGACGAACAACTTGGAAACCATACAATACGTCAATACGTGTACGCTCAAAGTCGTTGTTACCATCACCGAACGTCATAACACGCACTGAGATGCCGCTAGGCAATCGAGCTGTATAACCTTCACATGAAGCCAATACTGGAAGTGGAGCAAAGGCAGTTGTAAATGCATCTTTATGGAATTCCAAGTTTTGGAATCCATTAGTTGATACAACAGTTACTGCTGCACCATTAGCAGGTAATGCACTTGTTGTTTTGTTTGGAGCAGTTGCATTAAGACCTGGATAGATTGAAACAGCAGTGTTAGTGCCCACTGTAGCTGTAGCAGTAACTACAAACTGCTGAAGAACTCCAAGATCTTGGCCAGTCAGTGGATGCACTGCATTAACACCAGCAATCGTAAAGATTGTACCCTGTGTTAATGTCCCAGCAGTTGCAGCAGACAAGACAACTGTTTTACCTGTTTGGTTGGCACCACTTACTGTAATGCCAGCAGCAGTACCGTTATTGAATACAGCAACAGATTGATGCTCATATAAGTCTGCACCAAATGCAGTTGCTACATAACCTTGCAAATAAGCCTTACTCGAGGTTTGCGTCGGGTTATACATACGCGACACTTCACCACTCAGCGCAACGTTTGCCGCACTAGAAAGGATTACTGAACGCTCACCCGCAGGTGCTAAGTATTGATTCAACTTTGCACGGCCCAAGGCTAAAGCATTAGAAGGGTTTGTACCAGATAATGACATAGCAACTTGGTTTGGAGTGCCAAGCACACCACGCGCAATAAGATCTGCTTCAACTACAGATGAAAGTGTCTGCATTTGAGGACGCAAGATGCGATCTTTAAAGTCAGTAAGGTTAAGTGCTTTTTCTTTAGCACCAAACTGCAATGCAACGTGTTTTTGAGTATCAAGTGTCAGGTTTACAGACTCTTCAACAACGTCAGTTGCACCACCGCCCTCTGCAAATACTGAGCCGTTATATACGCGGCCAGCTGTAGGGATTTTGATTTTTACAGTATCGCCTTTTTGGTAGCCTTGTACATCTTTACCAAATTCTTCTTGGCGACCCTTGTTAATATTCGCAATAAATGGCGCTTCTTCTTCCAGCATTTTAGCTGCTTCACGAGCGATCATTTGGTGCGTAAGAATGGTATTAGCCATAAATTATTTTCCTTTATTCCGGTTCTGTGTTTCAGTCCTATACCATTCGTCATCGCTCATCTTAGATGGGTCACGAACAGCAGGCGCATTTGCTTGGACAGGTTTTATTGGTGGTGGAGCTTTTGAAACAGGTGGAGCGCTTTTTGTCGACTTAGAGCCGATGTATTGGCCAATTTTTAAAATTGCCTGTGCTGGTGACATCCGAGACAGTTCTAAATATGTGGCTTCGTCATCTAGCAGGTCTTTTGCAAGTAATAGAGTCTCTTTAGTCGATAAACCAAGCTCTACAAGCTGGATAGGCAAAGCAGGCAATTGCTCAGCTTTCTTGGCGTAATGATCAATATCAATACCTTCATCAGCCAACTCAGCAATAACAGCCTCATATTCAGCTTCACGCTGAACTTGCTCTGTTTCTTTTGATGCTTTGCTCTGCTTTTCTTGAATACGACGCTCAGCTTCACTAATGCGCCATTCATCTAACTTTTCTTCATATGCGTCGTGCTCTTTTAAGTACTGTTCATATGTTTCATAGTCTTCGATTCGTGGCTTAGCTGGCTTCTCATTAGCCTTTGGTGCGTTTTGCTTTGCTTCTGATTCTGCTTTGAATCGTCGAAGTTCAGCATTTTCACGTGCTAACTCTTCAATGCGTTCACGTGCACGGTTGCGCTTTTGCTTTTCAGGTTCCTTTTTCGCTTCATCATTTTCTGATTGTTCAGCGTGCTCAGATTCCTGAGTGTCTGCTTCTGGAGAATTTGTCTCTTGACTTTCAACACTTGTATTTTCCGTTGCAGTGGTTTCAACGACGTCTTGAGTATCAGAATTCGGATCCATTTTGTTGCTCCAAGTTTGGCAATAAATTACCTTCGATCAGTTGTGCGCCTTCCCCAGTCTGATCAGGACTAGGAGCGAAGTCTTCTTGTTGAACCGTTTCATCAGGCATTAAAAAACCCTGCTGTTCGGCAGGGTTCTGAATGCTAAGCGCTTGCTCAGGTGGTGGTTCAGGCGCACCTTGCAGCGGATAATCTTGTTTTGGCAAATCTGTCTGGTAGTCAGGCAATGATTCGCCTTGTGTAAGCCATTGCTGTGGAACTTGATTTAGCCCAATATGCTCTTTAAGAAGAGCAACTGTGCCTTTGAGTTCTTCAACATCTGCACGGCTAGCAGCTTGAATCTCAGCAACTTTAATTGAAGTCTGAGCTTGAAGTTGAGCTTTAATAACTTCAATGTTTCTGTCTTCAACTTTGTCTTGTGCTTCTTTCTGTAAAGTCTCAAGTTTAGCCATAAGCTGTTGGACTGTTTGATCAAGTTGTGCAATTTGAGCTTTAGCCTGCTCAGGATTGATTTGACCATCTTCGAGCACCTGTGGCGGCATTAATTTCTTCACACGCTCTGCAATCTGTTTAGAGTTCAAGAGTGGTGAATCTTTAATGATTAAGTCGCCAGCAGCTTGCATGATATTTGGCGCAAACTGAGCTAATTGCATCATCAATTGGAATGACTGCTCACGTTGGGTATTAAATGAAGGCCCTGTATCCATACGGACGTCATAACGACCAACTGACATGTCATTTAAGACGCCATCAATTGCCTTAGCCATTTCATCTTCATTCTGAGGTTTAGCATTAAGCCTAGCCATTTCTGACTCACCATCTGCCCCAATTATGCGACGCACCATAGGAGTGTCGTAGTAAACAGGAAATAACCCCAACAAAATGCGCCCACAATGACGAATTGACTTATTGTCATTGTCTTGGAAGTGGAACTGAGACGTTTCACCCTGACGTTGCAATAAGCCAATAGCTTTACCTGATTGTTGATTTACGTCTTGCCCCATTTGCGGTGCATGCATATTCAATGTATCCGCAATCAATGTCTTTGCAGATTCAGAAGCGTTTAAAATGCCTACAGGTACTTGCGCAGAACCAACTTTTACAGGTCCGGGGCGCTGCTTGCCATTTTCATCAAGATAATCATAGCGAAGATGCTTATATTTAGATGGATCATCCCATTCTGGATAGCCTTGCGTTGCCTTCCCATCTACCACAGTCATCTCATCTTGGTTCTTCTGAAGAATATTTGCTTCCGTAGATTTCCAATAGTTGAATAGACGTTGAGGATCTTTTGCAAAATGCACAAGTGAGAAGATATGACGCTTGTCACCAATCCAAATGACTTCACCATAAACTGGAACAATTGGGATATACTTGCCAGGGAATACACCAGTTTCAAGAACTTTACAGCCTGATAACTTAGCCCATTTGATTTCAGTGCGTGTCGTATCTCGCTCATTTACTGTGAATTCTTTTAAATCTTCTTCATTGAAGCTTTGTAGCAAAACAGATTTAAAATCAGTAGTACCATCTTCAAGCATAATTAGCTTGTCTTTAACTTCGTCTTTATAGAAGTACTCAGCAATAAGGACAGTATTTTCCGTTTCATTGAACCAGTTCTCAATGCCGTCCATTTCAAAGTCAGATACAGCATCTTTGCCATATTGCTTTTCAATGGTTTCTTTGCACACCCATTCACACACAAGCGCTTTGCTCATGTCTGAACCGTCCATTTCGCGCGATAGCGGGTCGATTAGGACTGCTTCTGGGTTATGTACAGCTTTGAACTTTGGTTCCTGATTAAAGCTCTTTTCGTGGATGTAATCGGCAGTGATGCGGATGAAGCCAACAGCACTATAAACAGCGTTTTCAACTGCTATGTCGTTTACATCTTCAAAGTTACTTGCTTCTTCAGTGTCTTTGATGAGACCAGCCAGAACTTTTGCCATTTCCTCATCAGCACCGCTGTCAACTGGCACAACTTGAATTTGAGGTCTATTTTGTTTGTGAGTGTTTACTTGCTGGCGGCAATAAGTATGCACAAGGTTAAACTCTAGTGTTGGTTTACCTTCAGCTTGACGCTTCTTGATAGCTTCACTGTCCCACTGAGCGCCTTTGACTGTCACAAACTCTTTATCTTCTCGACCTTGACAATAAATATCGTTCCAATAGTCTTGAGCATCGTCGCGAAACTTCTTTGCTTGAGCGAGAATGTCTTTTTCGTCTTTATCCATTTTATCCCATCCAAGATGAAGCGGCTTTAGGTGGAGGAGGTGCAGTTTTAGTTGGCTCGCACATCTTATTAATGTTTAATGCGCCTTCCCCAAATGCATCTGAGCTGTGCGATGCCCAGTCATGCACAGGAGTAGCCTTAAATTGCTCTAGTTTGTCGTTAAACTCGCGTCTGTAGTTTTGCAGTGCTCTGATACCAAACTTACACTTCTCAGCGTCAAACCATGCGTTTTTGAGCATCTGGCGTGTTGCTTCGATTCGGTCTTCAACACCAAGCCTTGCGCCCTTAGTCATCTTGTATCCAAGCTTTGCCATGGTTTCTTCACGACTCACACCGCTTGAAAGATCACGTGCGGCAATATCATGTGGAGCAAAGTGTTTTGCATACTTATAACCATGCTCTTTTGCCTTCTCATCAAGAATGCGCGCATAGTGTGATAACGGTTCGTTATTCGCTTCATAGTGATCAATGACTCGAATCTCTTTGCCGTACACTTGGAAGAACCAAATAGCAGTAGGATCAAGGATCCCTAAATCCCAAGACGTATAAACAGGCAAATTAGGGTCATGAGGAACCTTGCATATACGGTTTTCACGCTTGATCTGTTCAAACTCAGACTTATAGATTGCACCATCTGCGATTTCTTTGGGCTTACCTAGATAGATATGTTCATATTCATCGTAATCAGTATCACGCATCTGCTCAGCAAGCTTAATTAAGTCTTCTGGACAGTGCTTGTTGTCTATGTAATTGATCTGAACAACCACCGTGTCGTCACGCTCAACTGAAACGTAGTCAGCATAAACCGCATCACTTGGCAGCTTAGGGTTCATCGACATGATGATCATACAATTCGGAGTACGAACAACTGTAGGAATAAGGATTTTCAGAGAATAGGCACTTACTGTCTGCGCTTCTTCAATCCATGTTATTGTCGCGCCCTCAAATGACTTAACAGAATCTACAGTGTGGTTTTGCAGGCCAGAGAAAGAAAACTCAGTCCCATTTTGGCCACGGATTTCAGTATCAAGAATCTGGTAAAAGCCTTCTAATCCAAGCGACACAATCCGATCTGATAAAAGTTTGTGTACAGATTGTTTGATTGATTTCTGAATTTCACGACAACATAAAATACGGTGCTTTCGTTGAGCGCCTTCAATTAATAAGAAGTCTGCAATTTCCCATGACTTACCTCCACCACGGCCACCATGAAACACATAAAATAATTTGTTAGTAGAAAGGTGCTTGTAAAGTGGCTTGAATTTACTAGGTACTCGTTTCTCCATCATCTTCGAATACCACCTTTAAATTCATATCAACTGAGCCGCTGTGCTTTAACTCAACCTTTTCATTAAACATATTCATATGCTTACCAAGCAATTCATTAGCTTTGTTAGCAGCGGAAAATTCTCCCTCTGCCATAGCTTGTTCAGCAATGTCTCTTAGGTTTTTAATTACCATGTACTGGTCAACACGCAAGTCAGCCATTCGTTCTAGATTTAGATACGCAATCCGATCCTGAACGTCTTGTCGCTTAAACACATCCCAAGCATTCTGGCGTTTCTCATATCCGGCAGCTAAGCCAGCCTCTGAAATTCGTAATTTGGGATTTGCAATATATTCCTGGCAGAACTTTTCATGACGCTCATTCTCTAAAGGTTCTGCGCCTTTGATTTGTTCTTCCATTTATTTACCTCATTAAAAAACCCGCTTATTGCGGGTTCTGTTTTCCAACGTTTTCTATCATTAATTCCAAAGCTCTCTTCTGCTCTTCTCGGCTTTGATAATTGAATTCATGTCTTTGCCCACTCTTTGTGTAGACAACTAAGTTATAATTCCCTTCGGGATTGCAAGCAAAGCTTTCAATGCTGGAATATAAAATATACTTATGATCATGAGAATAAAACATTGCTTTTCCCTCTTGTAATGATTAAAGAAAAAACAATATATCTTAGCTGCTTAACTATTCCAACACATACTTAAGATCATCAGGCGTTTCCAAATAACACCCGTTTTTATTGCAGAAGGCATGAATGTCGTTTAGATATTCGGTCATTTGTTTTGTTGATGCATCTCGTGTGCTTGTAAGCATTGTCACGCTATCGCGCACTTGCTCATATAGTGGATGTCGTTCGACTTTCAAAGCTTTCACAGTGTCAAATGTCTTGCGATAATCACCAACGCCATCACGATAGAAAATCACTGAGAGTAGTGTGTATTTAAAGAATAGGTGCTCGTAATCCTTAGTTGTACCTTGATGCTTTGCCCATTCAGTCAACCAGTCCCAATAAAGCCTGTTTTGCGCCTTAGATCTATTGCGTTCATCTGGCTTGATAGTAACAACCAAAGGCTTCCCTTCATTAGCTGCTTTAGCATGGTGGGTATTGAGATACCCAATTACATAGTTGATGTCAGAATGGTTTTTGATGACGAATCGTGGTTCCATTTTGACCTCGCTAACTAATCTTTCTTCTTAACAACCACATAGCCATGCTTTAAAAATGTTTGCACAATGTCGTTAACTGCAATCTCTTTGATGAAACCCTGAACGTCTTTACAGACATGCTGAATATCTGCTTTCAGTTCTTCATATTCTTTTGTTTTACCCATCGTGAGCCAACTGACCTCATGTAAGGGTTTTGCTTTCTTCTTACTCATGAGATGCCCTCATCTTGTTGTGCTTGCTTCGAACATTTCAAATAAATCTTGGGCAATCGCTTGAATTGAATAAGCTTCAAACTCAATGCTTGGGTTTTCTTCGCCCATTACTAAAGCTACTTCTTGCCAAATATGTACAGCCTCATGTAGCAATAAGCCATGAACTTGTATTAAATCCCAGTTGCTACAATCGCCAATTTGCACAACTGCATACCCGTCTTGAAAGTTGACTCTTGCATCAGCCCCACCTTCAAGAAATTCATAAGGAGCTTTTACACTGTCAAAAAGTATGTCTAATTGGTCTTGGTTTCTTACAAGGGTGTATTTAATGTGCTGGAATGGGGTTTCATGCCATTGAGGGACATAATTATTATTTATCATGATCACCTCAATAAAAAACCACCCGAGGGTGGCTTAACTAACTAATTTCAATGAAGGCAACTGATCTATGAACTCTAAAGCTTCTTCAAGGCTTTCCGCATACCCAACATCAAGCTGTGGCTCACAGTCAGGATCTGCATACAAGAGTTTGTTTTCAGTGTCAGTATCGATGTCAATAAAGTAAGCACCACCACCGCCATAACAATCGGACATGTATTCCCAATGAACTTCAGCTTGAATTCCTTTCTTCTTGAGTTCTGATCTAATTTTTCTACTGCTCATGGAATCACCTTTATATTTTTCATAAGCCAATTAGAAGCTGCCGGATATTTCCAAACCCGCAGTTCTTCGTACCAACACATTAGATTACCGTTTTCGATTTTGAAGAATCTTGTTTGACCACCTAATGCAGTAAAGAAGTGGGTTGCATCATCTGGTTTATTTCCCATCAAAACACCTCATCATTTTTAAGATTAAGCATCCGCTCTGTTTTTTCTAACCAACCATCAAATAGTGTTTCTGACTCTTGTCTTGTGCCTAATTCAAACTTATCAAATGCAGCATGGCAGATATAACATAGTGGAACTGTGTATAAATCGCTTGCCTTGATACCACGACCCTTTCCGTGTTTTGAGCTATTAGAATGAGCCGCTTGTGAGTGAGGATAGCCACACATAACACATGGTAATTTTCTTATTGCAGCAAGTCGCTTTGCATCACGCATTGGGTCTTGAATACTCTTCTGGTAAAAGCTCAAAAGACAATTTTGATTGATCACCGTAAATATCAAACTGAACATTTACATGAGTGAAATTGATCTTCATTTCATCTTGCACTGTCTTAACTGCATTAATTAATTCTTGCTGTAAACGCTCATTGATTGCTTTATCGCTATACATGATGCTTTCTCTACTGGCCTTTTAAATTCTGTTTGATGTTAGTAATTTGAGAATCTATATCTCTAATACGTCGCTTGCAGTCTTGCTTGAACTGATGTGTCGCATTGAGATGATGCAAATTCTCAAGATTAAACCGATCTTTGTAGAGTAAATCTAAATTCTTCTTCGCTTCGTTTGTATCCATGTTCACCACCCAATGCCTGTTTTAATTCTGACAATTTGTAGTGTGAATGTGGATTGTGAACACCGACAATACACTTATTTGTATAAAATCCATGTGCCTTAAAGTGCTCGTTCCATTCATCCACAAAATAAACAGCTTCTTGGTGTGCGTTCTCAAGAATCTTTGCGATCCCCTTAGCACCAAGCTTTTCTAAAAGTTTTTTAGCTTTCATAAACTCACCAAAAATAAGTGCTACCCAACAAAGCCTTTTAATATTTCAAGCAACTCTTTGGCCGCATCTTTACTAATAACAATGTCTGAATCTTTTTGATAAATAATTACTGTGCTTTCTTCTACTTCAACTTCCAAGTTGAAATACTTCTCTTGTTTGATATCGATGCTCATTTTTAGAATCCTGTAAAAAATAAAAGCCCCGCCAATAACTAGTATTTGGCAGGGCTTCATGCGCCGTAATCCGTTCGGCAAGTAAACTCGCAAAGCGTCCTAAGCGAGTGGGGTTAAAAACAAAAAACTCATTAGTTGATAGGCTTTAAGCATGAAGCAACTAAATACACATACTATTTTAGTTAACGATTTTTAATTCAGCTCTTAATATATTGCAAAAGTTGTTGTATTTGTTAATAAGATCTGCTTCAAAATTCTGTATTTTTTCATTAATTTGCATTAGGTTAAAGTCATAACCAATCTTTGCAGCCTCGTACTCTTTTCGACTCTCTGCAAGTTCATTTTGTATTTTTGTAGCAGATAATTGGATTCCTGTGTGAAGGACTCTCCCTTGAGCTAGCTTTGGGTTTTCTGTGAGAAAATTATTTAGATCTTTGTTTGCTAACTCAAGTTTTTCTTTAAATCCAATTAAAGAATAGTATGATTCTAAAAATACTTCAAAGAATCCATATAGCTCAATGATTTTAGTATCAACATTATTTTTAAAATCTAATACAACATACGCGTTGGCCTTATCACAAATTAACTGAACTTTATTTATTGAAATTAAAAAATCCTTTTTATTGCTTAAATAAACCTCATGAAACTTGTCTGGAGCATATGTAATTAACTTTAAGTCATTTGCAAGTTGCTGATACTTCGTAATTGCATCCAAATAAACCTCTCTTTTTGCCTCTATAATATTATTGTGTTGCTGAAGCTTCATACCACTTTGCCAAGCATACCAGGCAGCAAATATAATCCCTATTGCTCCAATAACCGCAGCCCATAAAGCATAATATGCTTGTATTTGTGCTGCATGAATAGTGGCTGCCGCTGTAACTAGTTCATCCATCAAAACACCAATAAAATTAAAGCCCACCATTCGGCGAGCTTCTTTAAGATCAGTGACACTTGCTTATACTTCGTACCACTTATCACGAATTTAAAGAACTATTGGCGCCAAGTCAAGGGTTTTCTTTGGTTTTCTTACTTTGGCCTGTTTTTCGGTTAATTTGCTCCGCAATGTATTACGTTGCCCAACAATATAGGCAATACCACACTTTAAATCTTGTCTCACGGCGTTACGTGAGCATTTGCTAATGTCAGCAATAGTTTCCTCACTCAACCCATGCACGTAATACAACACTACAAAATCTAGCCATTCTTGTAATGTAGGGTTTGGGTTCATTCGTAAATCACGCAATAATCCACTTACAGCTCTCGCCTCATCAGTAGAGATTTTGCACTGTGGCAATGAGCGCTTTCTTGCATCACGCTTTACGCCCTCTACAGAATCAATCAAGTAAGTTAAGGTGTTACGTGTACCCAAATAAGTTTCAGCGTTATCTTCATTAATCCATGCCCCAAATTGCTCTAACCAATTCTCAATTGTGTACTTCTTCCAGTTACAAGCTTGTAATACATGCGGTTTATTATTCATCATTCCACCTTGCCTTTTGCTTCACTTTCTTTCTTGAATTGATCTAATAATTTATTTCTACCCAACTTCACATACAGGCAAGCTGCCGCTCGTGTTTCTGGAGTTCTTACACCATGGTTATATGCACAACGTAAAGCCATCATTTCTTTGTAGGTTAATTCTTCACTCATGCCTCACCACCCTTGAGCGCTTGCTCTAACTGCGCTGCACAGTGGTAGCAGCCTTCTTCATAACCTTCCGTCCAATGAGTGGTTTTATCAAAAGCAATTTCATTCCATGATTCGATTAACTTAAGTGCCGCATCCACCCGCTTTTGCATCTTCAACATGTTTATGCCTTGTTGGATGTATAGGGTTTGCAGCTCATCCACTTTCGTTTGCTGGTGCTGCCATGCTTCCTGCCAAATTGCCCATTTCTCGTTAAATGAATCGAGGTGAAATGCGTAAAGCTTTCTTTGACCGTTTAAAACATATCGACCAAGCTCCTCATCAAAATCAACCGCGTCTCTAAATAGCCCAATCCAGTACCTTTGCTTCTCAAACTCTTCTCTACACTTATCCATCTCAAACATCCCTCGATTGACAGTTAGGCGAAATGTGGTTTTCTGGCTTGTCTAGGATTTCTAATTCCCTTGAATTCGAGGGTTTATCAATGCGGTGTCCTGCTGCGATTTCTTCATCTTCGGCAAAACGAAAATTAACTTTATGAGCGAATGAATAATGCTCTTTATCCCAATATGCTCGAATGAATTCTTTGTAGATTTCTTGAATGATCATTACCTTGTTCTGGCTGCTACTCTTTAAAACAACCCTATCCCCGACCTTAAACTCACTCATGGCTGGCTCCTTTAAATGCCCCAATCATCGCCTTGTACATCTCTCTGCGCTTTCTATTTGTTTCAGGATGCACATCACTTCCTTTAACTGGGTTCATGTAGCAGTGAGCAGCATTAAGCATTTTTTGTGTAGGCTCTTTTGGCACTAGCACATAGTCACCGCTTTCAAGCATTTTGATTTGCTCATCAACACGCATGGTCTTTACCCTCTAAAATGCCTTTGAGGACCTTGTAGAAGCCCAATAGCTCATCATCAGAATATTCACGTAGATCACCACACGCATAGATGGCTTCACTAAGCTTTATGAGCTTTAATTCATTTGCGTCAATCTCAGCCTGTCTACTTTGTTTGCCCGCTTCAAATGCATCTACACCTGTGTAATTCAAATTCTTTTTTGCCCAATTCAAAAATTCTTGATTCATTCACCGCCTCCGTATATTGATTCGTAATCAGCAATCGCTTGAAGCAACTTGTATCCAGCCGATTCAGGCTTATCTTTGCAATGAGACAAGTCATATAGTTTTACATCATCAATGCCGCCCCATGATTCAACCAAATCAACCGAAGCCACCAGACACTTGAGGTCTCTCAGATTAATAAGTCCGTCCGCTTGCTCATAGATGACATGAGTAGAACCATCTATTGCGGCTTCAACAACCTCTCTCGCCTTCTCCAACCCGTACTCACGAATAAACTGTTCTGGTTTCATACCGCTTCCCTCAAACCTAAATGACGCACGTCTCCACCCCATTGCATTGCCATAGCATCTGCAATGCCTTGAAAAGTTAAGCTTCTCGCTTTTCTGCGTTCTTCTGCTGGCAGCTTTAACGTGTCTAAATGCCAAGGACTATCCGTCCCTTTGCCGTTTTTGTACTTCACAATATTTGGCTCAACCACATTGGTTGCTTGTAAAGCTGGTAATCCCTTTAACCATAAGCATGTAGCTTTACGCTCAGGATCACCAAACATGTAGGGATGAATTACTTGTGAAGGCTTTTGATAGATTTTGCTCATGCATCCAATTGGATTCTCAATTGCTACCTTTTCGCACTCCAGATCAGTAAACAAATTGAAAAATGCAATTGCTTGCTCGCGATTTTTCATCCGGGTAATTGCTTTCTCCCCATACCTATCAACGTTAAACCAACGATTGCCAGCTACAGATAGAAAGGTGCAAGGAGGATGAGCAACAATGAGATCCCAGCCTCCATACAACACATCACGAACATCACCTTGATAGTGATTACCTGGTGCTTCTGTTGGGAGTAAGTCACTAGACATAGCGTTGTGACCTAAAGCTGAAAAAGCATCACGAACACGTCCAGAATATTCACAAGCAACCAGTACGTTTAATCTTTTCATACCGCCTCCTTGTCATGTCCTGTCATGGCGCTACGTGCCTTCAAACGCTTCAACCAGCCACGTCTTTGAAGTTTCTTGTATAGAGAGTGAGCTAAGCGAGTTTCTTGGTCTCGTACTCCCAGTTCATAAGCTGATCTAAGTCTCATAATCTGTGAGTAAGTCATTGCCCCGAACAAGACTGGTTCATTCTGTTTATTTACACGCATGCCATACGCTCCTTGTAACGACGGTTAGACTCATTGACACAGTGGAGACACTTGTTAGATGAAACGTAGCGCTTAGTTGATTTGCACTTAATACACGCCTTTCCATCAAAATAGAGTTGGCCTTCCTGTTTGGCCTTCATGCGAACTTGAAAGAATGGGTCTTTAGCATTGCGTGTCTGAGCTACAGAATTAGCCATTACTCGACGCATAGCATCCTGTGCAGTCTTCTTAGTCGCATTGTTGAATGCTTTGTTATGCGTACTCTCACCACGACCTAGGACTGTAATTTGATTACCTTGAGCAACCCATGCAGCAATCTCTGCGCTAAAGTCTTGCTTGATGTACATACTTGGAGTCATTGATTCGATCATATCGCCACCCAAAATAATTGTTTTGCTTTGTCTGTTGGTTTGAGCCCCATTGGTCTGGCATTATCAGATTGCAAATATCCAGCTTCTCTTAATTGCAAGGCGAAACGTTTTGATTTTGAATAATTACAGCCGATCCACTCTTGAATATCTGCGATAGAAGTCTTGCCGCGTTTTTCAATTGAGTTCTTTAAAACCAATGCCATTTTTTCGAATTGTTCTACTGTGCTGTGTTGTTTCATGCAGCCATTCCTTCTTCTCGAATAGTCACGAATCGGCAGATGTCTAAGCGGTCCATAACTCGAACTACGCCTTTCTTTCCATGACGGTTTTTAGCAACGATTATTTCTGTTACGCCTGATGGCAGGTCGTCTTCACCCATAACTGGATTTGCCAGGATGATTTGATCTGCGTCTTGTTCAATCTGTCCTGATTCTTTTAGGTCTGATGCTTTAGGGCGCTTGCCTTTCTCCGACTCACGATTAAGCTGAGCCAAAGCGATAACAGGGCAATCAAACTCCTTAGCCAAAGCTTTTAGGTCGCGGCTAATTGAACTCACTTCCTGGTAACGGTCTTTCTTACTTGGGTCACGTACTAACTGAAGATAATCAATAACGATGCACCCTAGTTTTTTGTACTTGCGCTTAGCTTTTCGCGCCCATGAATGTATTTCTGCAATTGTCGGTTTTTGCTTGTCTTCGATATGAATAGGCAACTGCTCAAAGCGCTTCTTAGCTGTAACAAAGTCTTGAAGCATCCCGTCATAAAGTTCTGCATTGTGGATGTTGTCATACGGGATATTTGCCAAAGCTGACACACAACGGTTGGCCATTGTCTCAACATCCATTTCGGCTGAAATGAAAAGGACTGACTCGCCATAGTGTTTTGCAGTCTGTATAGCTAGCATTTGCGCAAGTGTTGATTTGCCAGAACCAGGACGCCCACCAATCACACAAAAATGGCCTTTCTGAATTGTTCCAACCAGGTTGTCCAGATGCTTCAAATTGAATTGAATCCCTGTGTACTTTTGAGCCGCCTTAGCTTCTGCTTTTTGAATTAAACGGTCACTAGCGCGGTTCAAAGCCTCTTCAAATGTGAAGCTAGTCTTCTCAACATCGTTTGAAGTTTTCTTTCCATCCAGGATGCTTTCTGCCGCAATGTGAACATCAGGGATTGTTAAGTCTTTAGCAATCTCTGCAATGCTTTGCCCGATATGCTCAACTTCACGATGTGCCTTGAACTTGTTCAACTCAGCAACATAAGACTCCAGGTTGTAAAAGCTTGAGGGCGCTTCACTGCTCATTTGAAGTAGGTATTCAGAACCGCCCATCAAATGAATTACGTTTTTCTGCTTAAGCTGCTGCTCAACCATTACGAAGTCATAAGGCTTGTTTTCATTGGCAAGGTCAGCAATTGCCTGGAAGATTTGCTTATGGCGTTCTGGAAAGAAACACTCAACATCAAGATCATTGCTTACAACATCGAACGAGTTGTCCACAGTCATCAAAGCTGTAAGAACTGCTTGTTCCATTGGGATGTTATGAATATTCGACATTACCAATCCCCCATGTCAGCAATTAGATTTGAAGGCATTGCATTTCCATTGAGATTTATTGCATTGCTCGAAATAGGTTGATTATCAAAAGCAGTCCACAATTCCTGATTTAAAAACTTTGTTGAATATGGAACGTATTTCCCATTTTCTTTTGACCAGTCTTGTGTAGCCTTCCACGCTTTCAATCCAGACATGATTGTTTCAAAGGAAGTAGTTTTAATTGCCTTTTTCAAAGCTTCCTTAGTTTTCGGAATACCAGCTTTGTGATTTGGATATGCTTTCCAAAATTCTGCAAAAACTTGGTCGAAGTTCTTATGTGTTTTATTAGTGTGTTTTGATAGTGTGTTTTGTGTGTTAAATCCTTTTACCATTAACGGTAAAAATCCTTTACCGATGTAGTTAAATTCTTTTACTAGTAAAAATCCTTTACTAGTAAATTCCATTAACCATCCATCATTGAAGTCATCATTCAAAGCGTATGCCTCACCATTACGCGATGAAGCCACTTTTTTAATTAAACCAGCCTTGGTTAGTTCATTTAGACTTTTAACTACAGTAGGACGACTTTTACCAGTAAATCGCTCAAATTGAGATAAAGAAATGGAATCAAACTCTTTATGCCAACCACGTGTTTTTCTGACAATTACCAGGTAGATCTTTACAGCTGGATCATTCAACTTGACCATCACTTCATCTACAAAAGCATTAGGCATTTGAAAAGAATTAGGAATTAATTTCATTTTTTGCCTCACAGACTTTTTCAAAGTAAAACTCTCCAAGCTGAATTGGTAACTCAACACCAGCTTCAACCAATTGCTTAGCCTGTGATGGCAATATGATTCCTTTGATTGGCGAGTTATAAACTGCAAAACGGAATCTAAATTCCTCAATGTCAACATTGCACTTCATCGAATTGCATGAAGCACATGAACAAACGTAGTTATCTACATGCTCAATTAGGATTTTGCTTTTAGGCTGGAAATGATCTACTCGAACCTCTGTAAAACAATTAAGCTCAATGCCGCAATAAGCACATTTCTTATCACTGGCACTCCAAAGCTTCTCTTTAAAGAAGTGTGTAAATACAGTTCCCTGCAAAGGTCTGAATTTGGTTTTAAATATTTCTAGCTGCGAAGCATCTCTTGCTAGGCTTGGATGCTTCACCTGTCTTGCTTGCTGTGTTATATTTGGTTTTGCATTCATTCGACTTGACTCCTATGAATGTGTGCCCCTAGTTACCGCTAGGGGCTTTTTTGTTTCGCCATAAAAAATAGAAATTTCGGATTGCTTCAGCTTTTTCAAAATTCACAAACTTAAATTTCCCATTTTTCATTTTGCTAATACTCCCTTGGTCTACCCCTGTGAGACGTTTAAGCTCTTGTTGGGTATACTCTTTTGAGAGTTCACTAATCATTGTTTGTAGAGTTAGAAGGTGATTCATATCTCTGACCACTCTATACATATATGACTAATTTTATTCTTTTATGAATTATTGTCAATCATTATTGACTAACTTATGAATTGGAATTATTCTAAATTGAATAAAATAATGTTGGCGTTAAGTAATGTTTTATGGTTTGAGTCAGATGTCTATACAGAAAAATCTTCAATTCTTGCTAGATCAACGTCACCTAAACGCCAATTCCCTAAGTGAACTAACCGATGGCGAGCTATCGCAGCCAACGACACGCAGAATTTTGCAAGGTACAAGCAAGAACATCCGAGATGAGACGTTAGAGAAGTATGCAACCTTCTTTAAGGTCCCTCTTGGTACTCTGAAATTTGGTGATGTTTCTAAAGGAATTGACGTTGCTCAAGATCCAAATGGGCCTAATCTGCTCAACATGGATGTATGGGATGACAGCACACCATTGCATGAAGATGATGTTGAATTGCCTTACTTTAAAGAAGTTCTGTTTGCTGCTGGAAGCGGTGCTACCCAAGTAATTGAGGAGACAGAGAAGAAATTGAGATTCAGCAAACGCACGTTGAAAAACGCTGGTGTTGATCCCTCAAATGCTGCATGTGCAACGAACCATGGAACAAGTATGGAGAACACCATTCTTGATAAGGCTGCAATCGGCATTGACAAGAGCAAGCAACAGATTAAAGACGGTAAAATATACGCTTTTGACCATGGTGGACTATTAAGAGTTAAACGACTTTATAGACAACCTTTTGGGGCGGTTAAAATTGTAAGTGATAACAAAGAATACGAAGACGAGTTCCTTACAGCGGAACAATGGCAAAGTGATGTTCGCTTGCTAGGTTGGGTA